ATGGAGGAGATTAAGGAGGAGGGAGAACCCGAGGTTTCTTCTGCGTAAATAATATTCACATACAATAAAACAAAATGCTCAGGATTATCCTCACGATCCTTTTCGTTGGGGCTTTCTTTATTTTGTTTTTTAAACCAACATACGATTTAAAAAACAAAACAGTTTCCGAACCATCGACAACTGCCGGTTTTGTTGAAGACACGGATGATGCGTTCATACATCCTGGTTATCCGTCTCAACTGATAAAGAGGGATGCTAGTGGAAAAATTAAACCTATATACGGTGATATAGGCACGTTCGTCGCGTATTCGAATGTACCCGATGAACACTGGCTAAGTGGATATCCCCAAAAGCCCGTTGAATCCCAGAGTTACGAAGATACTGATACCAAGTTATCGAGGCGTATTCGCGAACTCACGTATACCTGAGTATGACGGGTTGCATTGTTTTTCCCATAAAAAATCCAAGTAAGAAAACAGCAAACGCGATTATCCACGTAGATTTATCAATGTTCGTGAATAGATCGAATTTCTCATTCTGGGGAGGTGGTGGAGGTGGGGCGTAATTCATCTCACTGGGATGAAAGTAATAGGGTTGTTCGTGCTTCTCTTCCTCCTCTTCCTTCTCCTGATTTAAAGGGTCTATCGTGGGATTGTACTCAATGGGATTGCCTATGTCCGTTTCCATTTTCTAATATAGTTTTTGTTTTTTTTAAGCGTCTTCTTCCTCACTTTCACTCTCATCGTCTACCACGAAATCCTTGAGATTACCATTCTCATCCGCGTCATCATCGTAGTCCTCCTCTGAACTGAAACCCTCTTCATCCTCGGTGTCGATATCAGAATCAATCACGGAATCGTGCTCATCCGAAGCGTAATCATCGAGAAGTACCTCCTCCGCGGGTACATAAAGAACGGGTTTCTTGACAGCTCGGCCAAAACGTGTAACAGTCATTTATACTTTAAGTTCCGAATTGTTTAAGTACTTTTAACATGCACTTTTTCTGTAATTTTAGATGGTAATTTGTGTGTTCTCGCCTTGCTCCTTTTACAAATAGGACACTTTTGGGTGATTTCATTCTTTTTTATGATGTAGGACATCAATTTACCTTCGTGTTCTCCTGAGATGTTTTCACAAAAGCTCGAAGTCGTCATCGCGAGACTGTACCCCTTCATCTTGGTGAGTTTTATGACCTGTAGATCACCGTCCGTCTTCATGTGTTTGTTGATGAAGGATTCGAGGTCGGGTTTCGCGTCAACCTGGGGTTGCTCGACGTATTTTTTGATTTCCGGACACTTCTTAAGGTCCTCCTTCTCGGGGTACAATTTGTCCACGATACCAGTCGTGAGTTTGTGTCTTCGACCACAGAAATGTTCACAAAACCCGTCACAGCGACCTACGATCGTTTCGTGTCGGCTGAAACACTTCTGGAGAATCTCTCTTCCACTTATGATGAACCACACGTGATTGGACCCGTGTTTTCTTTTGACATTTTCACAATATCTAGAAGTCGTCGCCGCGTAATACGTCTCCTTATTTTTGAAAAGTTTCGTGATGTAGGCATCGCTCTGACCCTCCATATTCTTTCGAACAAAGTCCTCGATCATACTTCTCAATTCTTCATCGTAAATTTCATTCCTCGTCTCCTCCGGTGAAAAGGAAACCTCTTTTATCTTGACGGATGGAACGTCTATGGTGACATTCTTCGGCTGATCCGTCCTGACAGCGGCCATCTTAAGAATCTCTACACTCGGTTTTTGGTCTATACGTTTCGCTTCATCCGTGTATATGAACAAAGGGAGATACGGACCCTGGTCCACCTGACCATTTTCACAGTCTTTACACCCTCGTGCACCACACGCCTCGTGTTTCGCTCGCTTGTATGACCACGGCATCCTGAATCCACTTCCTTTCGAGCGGCGTACGACGCTTCCGTAGACAGATGCGTCTATGATATCATTCCATTCGACGTTTCGGTTAAACTTGGCGAGTGACACGAGTATGTGTTCCCGAAGAGCGACGGCGGATGCCTGATCGACGACGAGACCCGGCCAATTCAGGTGTACACCGGTCTTCATGAGTGACCCACATTGCTTAGGCTTTGCCACCGAAATGAGACACTCTTTACCACCGTGAAACCTTACCGTCTCACAAATAACCTTAGAAATGTCCTGAATCTCATCGATTCCTAAAGGTTCCGGGTCCTTGTAATCGATGTCGACGAAAAAGTTATACGTCTCACTCTTCTGTTCCACGACGTAAATCTTCTTTCCAGATGTAACAGCGTCTATGTAGACATCATAAAATTCGTTCAACCTATCAAATGGCACAGAGAGCTTTCCTCCGTCCATGAGCACATGTGATAGATTGGTCGCATTATTGGCGTACCACTTTTTAAACATACCTTTTTATCGTTCATCATCTCTAAACCATTTCATACAAGACACATCTGGATATTCCTTCGACTGTGAAATTTCCTTCTTAAAGGTCAGTAATTCGTAGACCGTCTTTTCTTCATTCTGAGCCATCCATTCCTTCACTTCCTGTTCACACATACCCCTATTCTTCTCGAGCAGTTCACCGATCTGTCTTAAAATGAAAGCCTTGGACTTCATTATTTAATAGAGAAGGTTTTTCTGTTATGAGAACTTATGCACGCGTAGAATTTAGGGTTTTTAAGAACGTTATCGATTATGAGTTTCCAACGTTTACGTGAGTTAAACTCCTCGAGGGTATCGTAACTCATGTAATCGTTTTCGTCATGGGTTTTACGAATGGGTTGATTGTTTAATTTCTTCAACTGCATCTTGTGCTTTTCTTCGTAGAACTTTCGGACCTGAGTCTGCTGTTCCGAGCGAGAAAAGTTGACGAAAAAGATATATACATTGTACTCGAGTTCTACTGTTGGACTCTCTTTGACTGTAAATTTAAATTCCGTGTATTCTCCATTTTTTAGTGAGACAACCCCCCGTGTCTCCTCTTCTAATTCCCTTAAGGCACACCGTAAAGGATTGAAAATCTCCCGTCGTCTACACCCACCTGTGACGAAAATCCAATCCTTAAAGCGCCAATCCCTCACCGTGAGAAACCGAGGTTTCCCATCAGCAAAGCTAACCGGTATTGCAATCGCTTTGTACTTTTTCATTGCGCATTCGCAAGTTATTATAAGGCGATATGTTTATTCCTCGGATTTTTCCTCCTCAATCTCCTCCTTCTTCTCTACAGTCTCAACGGGGGCGGGCTCGGGGGCCGACAAGTGCCTGACGACCTGGGCTGAAAAATTCTTGAATCCATCGATATCCTTCTTGGCCTTGTTCATCTCCTTAAACAGAAATACTAGAGCGACGGCACACACGACGGTGGCGACGATTAAAAGAGTGTCCTTCGTGACTGGGACCATTTATAAATGAAACTAACATCTTCTTTTTAAGTAATTACACCCATCCTGGTCTTACCGGGGGTAGGACACTCGTAGGGTGTCTGAGCGAATTGGACGGCTTCGTAATGCGCGTTTTCACACGATTTGTTTGTGGACGGCGTTTTGGGCTGACCGACAAAGGTTTCGAGTGTCCTGGACTTAGGATCGTACGTCAATACAAAAACGATGGAGAGGAGAAAAAATATTTTCCAAAGCATCTTTTACTACTTAGTTAGAATATAATAGACCACCCATACCATTCTCCACGCGTAAAACGTTGAAGTTCACGGCATAAATGTCGTCATCGACGTTCTGGTTATCGTTGATGATACGAGCCGAATCGAGTCGGCTGAAATTTAGGGTACCGGTAGGCTGAAGCTTACCCGCATCGAGGCAGAAGGGGTAGAAGAACAGCGTCTTGAGAGTCGCGGGCTTGGAAGCGTTGGAAGTGTGGTAATAGAGAGGAACGTGGGAGAAGTTGGGATCGGCAAACTTGAAGTCCGCGACGTCGGTACCGTTAATCTGGAGCTTGAGCTTGTTGTTGTCACTGAGAACGGAAAGAGCAGAAGCCTTACCGGCAGCGAGATACTTGACCGGGTGGTTGAAGTTGAGCTCCTGCATCTTGGAACCGGAAGACACGGCCTTCTGGACCTGAGTGATGAGCATGTTGAGGGGCTGGGAAGCGAACATCTCGCGCTCCTGGGTATCGAGGTACGCGTAGTTGGCGTAGACGTCCCACTTGTAGTCCGCGGCGGAACCACCCCAAGTGATACGCAATTCTACATCGTGATACTGCAGGGCAATAAGTGGGAGAGCAGTCTGCCAGTTCTCGCAGAAGGCGAACCGGAGAGGGTAGAACCGCTCGGCAGTCGCACCACCGTAGAGGTCGCTGGCGACAGATTTGGAAGAGTTGGTCGCGGAGAGGATAGGCGCGATGAGGGTCGAGTAAGTGGAATCCTGCTCATCGATAACCTGACCACCCACGAGAATCTCCACCTTGGAAATTACGTCAGACCAGGTACCAATAGCTTGGGTCGCGCTACCGTTGTTGGGGACGAGGTAGACGTAGTTGAGCATGTCACCCTTGCGCTCGAAGCGGACGGTGGACATACCGTTGTTCGAGACGTTGCCTTGAATGACCTGACGCTCGACAGTTTGGGAAAAGTTCGTATGACGCTTGTACGTCGACCTAAAAAAAGATACCTCGGGCTGACCGACGAGGTGTACATCCTGAGCACCTACGGCGACGAGTTGGGCAATACCACCAGACATTTTATAATATAGTGAGACTTTATTTTTAAGCTTGGACGAATCTGCAAGATTCTTAGAAGGTTAGATACGAGGAGTACAAGTCCTACGGACTTGGCTGGGTTGGCCAAACAGGGTTCGCGGGGTCTTCGGTCGTTTGTGTAATGTCACGAAGAGTTTGGCGATACGTTTCCCATTCGTATTTTTTAGCACCCGGAAGAGGTACATTTGGTAACTGTGTCCAATCACATGCAGCCAGACGTTTGTTGCGTTCTTTGCGGAGTTCCTTGAGGGGTTGTTCGGCCATTAACTGGTTGCACCTGGTCGTGAGCTCTTCAAGGGTGGGTTTCGGAGTTTCTTCGAGCCATTCTAATGTATCGTAATCGAAATTTTCCAGTGTCCACCTACAATTCGGATAGAGATCTTTCAAGGCGTCTGCGATCGTCATTGATATACACTGAGAAAACTTATTGAGCTATTTCCGTAATTACGACATAAGACATACCCTTTTCGTCGACAGCAGTATATCCCCGATTCAACCTTAGTGTGTTATTACCAGTGGGACGGTAATATATTTTATACTCAACTGTCGACTCACCATTTAAGATGTGGTGCACTATAAAAGTTGAACTGTTTGGTGTTGAAGCTACCTCGCCATCGAAAGCCACTGGTATTACACCTTCCTGTGACCCATACGACCGACCCTGACCTGTTGGTATATCATACCCATTGGCTTTTATGTATATGACTGCATTATAATTGGCTTCATAACTCAAGTAAACCTGTACGAGTACCAAAGAATCTCTAAACTTTGGACTGAAGGATGTTCTGAGTGCGGTTATTTCTTTTTGCGCATTATTAACCGAGTACGCATATTGTCCAACAACCGGATTCGTTACGACTTGAACGACTGAACCAGGTGAATGAAAATTTCCCCTCACAACCAAATCCCCCCTAACGTCCAAAGCTGCCCTCGGCTCCGATGTCCCGATCCCCAACCTACCAGCCTTGAAGGTCATGCCCAAGTCCCCGTGTCCGAAATACTCTTTCTGATAGGAGTAAAGTTGCCAGATCTCATCGGAGGTCAGGGCCCGGTTGAAGAGGCGGAAGTTTGCGATGGAACCTCCAAAATGATTCGTGCCGCCATGGTTACGACCAAACCATAAAGCAGAACCGGCAGGTAGGGTCAATGTTCCCGACCCCGACCCACCAAATTTAGAAGCTTCTACACCGTCAATAAATACTTGATACGCCGTTGATGTCGATCCAGCTTGACCCCCATTATACGTATATACGACATGATGCCATTTACCAGCCGAGAGTGGAGAGGTAAATCTAAATTGTACATTACTGCCAGATATTCCCATCGTTACGGTTTCACCACCCGTCTGAAATGAAAAAGATTGACGAATAGCAGCACCGTCCGCGTCACCAATCCATGATACTTCTTGACTACTATCGAAATCCGTAAATTTGACCCACGCGACAACGGAATGTATCCACGCACCCGATGGATTGGTCAAATCGTTAATTTTTATATAACTGTCCGTCCCGTTAAACACAAATGCATCGTCGGCCACTGTTATGTTATTCGTTGAACTACTGTTTATAGCCGAACCCAGACTCGACGGTTTGAGATCATTCACCGTCGTCACGGCTCCAGTCGCTAACCCCTTCGCATCATAGTAGACCTCCAACCAATCCGTGTTGGGAACATTGGGGTATGACTTTACTGTCACATCAGTCCCGTGAGCTTCGGGGTCGTATTCGGGGACGCCGAAAAATTGAACTTCGGCCATGTTTACCGTATCACCACCCGAACCACCTTTTACTTTAGTCCAAACCACACCAATATAATTGTAATATTCGTTTGAATCGACTGTAAAAAAGTTTCCAGGTTCTTGACTTCCAGATGCCCATACATATTCGGTGTATCCTCCCAAATCAACCCAAGTAGTTCCATCATTCGAACCCATGAAACGCGCAGATTCGGCACTTCTGGCTAAAACACCATCTCGAGGATGGACACTAACCCCTTGTAATTTTATCTTATCTGGCATCACAACATAGACATATTCACCCGCCACATCTCCTAGACCGTCTTCAAAACCGGCATCCGGTTCGTATGCACCAGTGCTAGAATTATACGGATTACTTTCTCCCGATACGGGCACCGCGTGATACTGATCATCTGTCGTCACGTCGTTGTTGAATAAGGACCAGGCCTTTCTATGTTCGTTGCCATTTGTCCCGGATTGAATGACGGTGTACCCATTATTCAAAGCGTTTTGGGTCAAAGCCACCCTCGGATACTTGATGAGCTTTTTAGAGCGAGGAAACTCCGTGACGACGTTGGAGTTTGCCTTAATCGTCGAGGTATTCGAAACGTGTTGAATATTCAGATTTGAGTACAATTCTATTTCCCCCCCCGCGTGTACATTCGCCGTCGTTTTAATATTTCCGAGTACATCCAAACTTTCGGTAGGTGAGTTCACACCGACACCAAGGCTCCCGATGAAAGAGACGTTACTGGTTTTGTCCGAAATGAACCGACCATTGACGATTCGAAGGTTTTTGAAACCCGAATTTCCACCGTGATCACTTTCGAAGAATGTGTTCAAAAAGGCTGAACCGGTCGTGCTGATGACACGCGAAAGTACCGATGGTCGTTTATCGTAGAGATACCGAGTCCCATCGATCGAGACGGCGACGACGTTTCTCTCGAAGAAGATGTTTACCTTTCGGTAGGTACCAACGATGGTAGGAATCGTAGCACTCACGAGTGTACTTCCATTATCATACTTGAGGGTCAATGTCGTATCCTCAAAGTGTAGAGTGTACCCCTGAGCGTTTGACGTAGACCCTTCGTTATAAAAGTTAAACTCGACGTATTTACCCGTTCCACCTTTGATATCAAAATCGGCGACCCACGCTGTAGGTAACTTGAGACCCCACGTCTGATTCGTCGTGTACTCGGCAGTTTCTGTGATGAGTAAATCATTCTTTACGATATTCTGAAGTCCTTGGTTGAGTCCCGAGGTCTCGGCGACTTCGAGCTTCCCCACACGAAGCGTGGCGTTTCCAATGTCCAGAATGCCTGCTGGTGGTTCGAATGACATTTAATATAAGGGAAGGTTTTTTTAAACGACGGCAAAACCCGAAGGGTTTTGGTTTGATACGGGACAAGTGCTTCGCGCTTGGAACGGTGGGAAAGGAGAGGGGCAAGTGCTTCGCACTTGGAACAGGAACTTCTTAGAAACCTTGATAGATTTGTAGGAAGAAGGGGGAAGGGGACAAGTGCTTCGCACTTGGAACGAGCTCACTCAGAACCCGAAACAAGAGTATAGTACGGTTGTAAATTCGAAAGAACCAATTCTGGAATAGTCACCGGAACGTAGCCCTCACGATCCTCGAGGGACTTAGTGGCATATTCCTTAACGGAAATTTCAAAGTACCCGGTGGGAACGTATTTCCTGAAAACCGTGAACGAGGGTCGGGTTGTGATTAAATTTGCGTACTCTTCCACACTTATGTTCGAGTAGGTCACAACATTGGAAACCACGAGATTTGAGTAATGTGTGATGACCTTGACATATTTGTGGGGACTATCCGTCGTCGCGACGTTCGAGTATTCTATGACCGGTGTGTACCCACTCTGTAATTCCGGGGTCAATGCATTATAGGCATTCGAGGAAATGTTGGAGAATACATTGATTCCATCGTAGACCATGAGGTTCGAGTAGTACCCCACGGTGTTCGAAGAGTAGTAGTTACACTCCAAATAGTTCGCCTGGTCGTCCACTGATAAGTTGGAGTACTCAGCCACCGTGACGTTAGAAACGACGTTGGACTGAACGATACTGACAATGTTCGAGTAGTACGACATTTATTATAAGGGGAGGAAAGAATTCACACACGAACGACTTCGTCGTTCATCGCGAGTGAGACTGGGTGAGGGCGTCGATTGGAACTTAAACATTTGTCTCGTAGATACACCAAATGACTGAATGGATTGATGGAGTTGTAAAATATTCTGAAACGGAACTGAAACTTTTGGGGTTCGACCAAACACCACTAGGTCCTGCTATTATCACATTTATCAAAGAACTTCATGGAGTGCTGGGAAACCAACCGGTTATCATGAAATCTCTACTCAAGCAGGTCGGGGACCTCATCGATAAAAAACCGATAGCTCCGATAACAGAAGAAGACTTTGTAGATGATAAATGTGTGAGGTATCCATACATTTACAAAGCCCAAGATGGGAAATACTATAATGATAGGGCTGCCATATTCAAGAAAAGTTACGATGACCCTATGTATGAGTGTATATACCAAGGTCAAATCTCTTCAAAATGCGAAATTACCCTACCGTACGTTTTACGTGAGAAGACTTTCATCATCCCATGATTGGGTCTCCTCGTTCCAAATATATGAACCTACTGGTTTGGTAACAGGGGGTTGCCATTGGCACTGATCATCGAGAGTCCATGAAGGGTATGGTTGGGGCGCGGAAAAGTTTTCCCTGTCTGGGTGGTATGTATACCCTATCCCCGCAAAGTTTTTACCTGGGGTATCCTGATAAGTCTTAATCCAGGTTCCATCTAATTCGTACTCACACCAAAGTTTACTCTTCGCGACGATTACCCGAAGAACTTCATTGGTTTGTGTATTGATTTCGGCAAAACAAGACATTCTATTAATAACAATGGATATTAATTTTACAAATATCGAATGATGACTACACCAGAACCACCGTTACCACCACCGTTACCACCGTGTGCACCACCACCTGTATTAGGTAAACCAGATCTATCATCATTATTACCACCACCACCACCCAGAGGACCTGGATAAATGCGGTTCGTGTCCTGTCTACTTTGTCCATATCCACCACTCGCAAAATATCCAAGTTCACCTACATTAGTTCCGAATGTTGCAGATAGATCTAGACCCAGACCACCAATTCCTGGAGTAGACCCAGAATTAGTAGCACCAGCACCACCGGCGCCACCACCACCACCACCAGCCCGATTATCCGTGGTGCCACTTGTATTACCACCATTATTCCCGTATCCAATGAATAAACCGTCACTTGTGTCTGATTGTTGTCCGGAACCACCGCTCGTGGAACCAATATACGCCCCACCACCACCACCCGACCCACCGTTGCGCCCACTTTGTCCATAATCACCCCCTCCTCCTCCACCTTGTGTGCTGATAGTTCCAAAACTAGACGCAGACCCATCGTTTCCTGCGCCGGACGAGCCCTCGGCACCACCCGCACCCACCGTAACGGTATATGATCCACCATTCAAAAGGTAGTCTTGAGCTAAGCGTAAACCACCTGCACCACCACCCCCTCCATTAGACACATTACCACCCGAACCACCGCCAGCAACTATGAGAATATCTACATAGCCACTATGTTCCATAGAAAACGTTCCAGACTCTGTAAACACGTGAAGGGCGTAATCACCAAAAGTTAACCTCGTACCACCGGACGCTCTAGTACCACCGATTGTGGACCATCGGTCTCCATTATGTATTTGAAGTTTGCCTATATCATTGTTGTATCTCATCATACCTCCCATGATGTGTAACGTTTTCGGGATCGCATTCGAACACCGACCCATATCGTAGAGGGTCTTGACCTCTTGGGCTGTGAGGGCGACGTCGTAGAGTTTGAAGTTGGAGATGGAGCCATTAAAATATTGGCTTAAAGTTGGTGAAGCACCGAGTGTAATAACGGGATCATCTAATGATAATGACGTTCCTGGGGTCCCCCAGTTACTCTGACTAGGCTTCAATCCGTTGACGTATAACGTTTGAGTGTCAATTCCGGAACCACCCGGAATTTTAGTAGCTACTATATGAATCCATTTACCTGTTGTAATAGCTCCAGAGACTTGAATACCGTTACCAAATACTGTATTATATAATGTCCCATTAGTTCCCATAAATATTCCACCCGTCTTACCATTCGTCCCGTATACACCGGCTTCACCCAACGCGACAATCATCGTAGTTACTAATGTGGCAGCCTTTATCCACACAGAATATGAAACTGCCTTGTCACCGCTCATGTTAGTTAAAATACCACTTCTCGTGTAATCTCCAGATCCGTCAAACTCAAAAGCCTTCGCGCTCGCCGAATACGACGCCCCACCGTAGAAAGCTCCATCATTCCCCCTCCCTGAGCTGTCCCGCACCACCCCATCTTCCAAAGGGTTCTTGTGGGTGTTGTATTCCACGACGAGTCGGTCCCTTCGGGGTGTATCATCGGCATCTGGGGGTGGTCCAATCCGAGGAACATCTAGATTCTTCGTGAGGGTCAAGGTCCCGTCGTGGAGGGTACTTGACCCCTGTTTCCGGACCCCAAAGAGCTTCACATCTTTGAGACGCGTGAACGCATCCGCGACGATCGCGTGGTACTTGTAATAGTTGGGGTTATCCAAATTCTTAAACTCTAGGCGGTCATCGTAGCCAAACGCGAGTCCAGCGACGTTCGAGGTGGCCTCTTCACGGGTAGGCGCCGTGGTAATTTTGGTCCAATTCACATCATCGTTACTTCCCCAAATACTCTTGATGTTCGAGGGCATCGAGAAGACGCGGAAACGACCATTAGAACTATCGTGTCCGAGTTCACCACCAGCAATTGTCGAACCGTCTCGAGACAAAGCGATAGAATGTCCACCACCAGCGGCGGGTCCCAAACCCAAATAACCATTAGAACCACCGTCCGCCCCAATTGTACCAGGGGTTCTTAATACCCATGAAGCACCGGTGTATTCGAACGTAAACACTTCTCCTTGGTTGCTATTTTCGTCATCCGCACCTACAATCAATCTTTTACCGTCACCCGATAATTCTACTATTGCTCCAAAATCTTCATCCACAGCTTCATTATAGGTAAGTTTATACGGAGTTCCCCACGCGGATCCAGTCCAGTGATACACGTGTACTAAACCACCGTTAGTCGCGAGGGCACCATCAGCTACATCAGCGTCCCTTATACCAACCGCCAGTGTGTTTCCGTCGTTAGATATACTCACTGCTGCTCCAAACTGGGTACTTCCACTACTGGGTTCATTTAATCGTAGACCTTTTTGACCCCACGCAGATCCGTCCCATGTATAGACTTCCACAAAATATCCGGCGTCAAGTGTTCCTAGTGCTAAATGGTTACCATCTTCACTCATACTCAATCCAAATCCAAAGTGGACATTCGCGGCAGAACCTACAAACTGGGTTGCACCGGTTCCCTTATAAGACCATGCACCATTTGAATACTGGTATACTAACACTCTACCAGCATTTAATTCTCCACCAGGTCCTTCATAATTGTATTCATGCATGGCGAGTGTTTTACCGTCGTATGAAAGTTGTACTCTTCCCATACCCAGATACATAGTTGCCCCCGAACCTACGAAGACGTCGACGAAACCCGCTGTTGTTTCGGTAAGACTCCCAGAATCAGGTAAAATGGTCCACGTATTACCACTGAGATAATAGACACGAACGGTACCCTTATCCACATAACCTGAAACGTGTTCATACGGTGCGGCAACAGCGATGATGTTACCATCACCCGAAATAGCCACAGCTCTTCCGTATTGACCGTCAGCGGGAGACGTGGAATCACCTGTCAGTGTATTACCAACTTGGGTCCACGCACTTCCATTCCAATCGTAGACTTGGACTATACCCTGACTACTGTTATAATTTTTACCACCTGCGATTACACGCGTACCGTCGTGCGAACACGCGATTGCGCGACCAAAATTTCCACTAAGTCCAGGCCCGTCTACATCGGCCCCCACCTGTTCCCACGATGGAACTGACTCAATCTCAGCCTTCTTGAGACTCATGGATTCCGGGGTTTGGATTTTGAGCCACGCCCCGAAATCAACTTCTTCGGAGAGACGGGTGTGCCTCTCGGGCGTAGCCGTCCACGAGGTTGAAGTGAGACCGTCGAACGCCTGGTACCCCGACCCATCCGCGGCACTTAACTTGATTTGACCGTCTCCCTCGACATACGAGTCGTCCGCGGAGACCGCCCTCGCGGGGAACTTCGCCAAAGTATGAGGTTCATCCACCACCGTCAAAGCACCTTCAGGTTCGGTCGTGCCCACACCTATGCGACCCTCGTAGAAGGTCATCGAGGATTTCTTGTGCCCGAATTCATCTTTTTGCGCATCGTAAATCTCTTGGATCCGCTCATCACCCAAGTATTGGTCGTAAACCCTAAAGTTCGCCACCTTCCCCGCGAAGGGACCACCCACGATGGCGGGGGTTTGGGTATCTTCTTGGGTGCCGTAGAGTTCCCATTCACCTATTTGTGTAAATGTTGATAGGTTAGTAAATTCACCGGTTATAGACCACGTTTTCTTAATAATAATTAAAAATTTAGAATAATACGTTGTCGTGGTCACGTCGTATGTTGTGACTTGACCAGCCGATGTTTGTTTTGTGGTTGAATAATCACTACCAATCTGGGCCCATGAAGAACCATCATACCCGTATAATTTGAATTCCTTAGGATATCGAGCTTGGTCCCTGTCATTACCAGATTCTGTTCCCACACTGAGAGTGAAATTATCTAATAAAAGTTTGTGTGGTAATTCAATCTGAATCCATTCACCTTGTTCACTCACCTCGGGGTGTGTTGGTGCACCATCAATTAAACCAGTGGCACTAAAGTAACCACCATCAAAAGAACCCCATCCATCATCATTTGAAACTCCGTTAAATGCTTGATGAGCCGGACGAGGGATCCCACCTGGTTTATGTGTGCTACTTTCACTCGCCACATACCCCCTCTGTGCCGGACCCGTCATCGCAATGTGTGGATACTTGAGCACCCGCGTCGGCTCGGGGAATCGGGTCAGGTCGCCTTCCTTGTGGCCGTAGAGTTGCATATTTTGAACTGTCACGAGTGACGTGGATACACCAGCCGTTACTATAATACGAAAATACGTATACGCATTTGCACTATTTAGGGTAAAGTTCACAGGGACAGTCGCCGACCACGCGGGTGAGGACGTGGTTGTGATACCTGTGAATGTATCAAGTAAGTCCCACGTATTTCCATCATTACTTCCAGCGAAGACACCATTTTTTGGTGCTCGCGAAAGGGTATCATTTTGCGGTAACACCGCTATGTAGTTAACTTTTAGTTTATGAGGCAATTCAATTTGTAGCCATTCACCTGAATACGCCGTACCACTAACCGTAGTAGATGTAGAACCCGTATACACACCACCCGAATCATAAAGACCTGCACCACAAATCCATAAATTATCGTTACCAGTTACAAAATCATCGAAGCCTCTCCACGCTTTATAGTTAGAGCCACTGTGAGGAAGTTCACTACTCGCACTCGCTCGATACCCCCCAATCTCATAGTCCGTCATAACGAAGGGTGGGTAGTCCCCAAACGTATCCTCAACTTGGGCCTCCTCGACCTTCCGTCCATCCACGTAGGTTACCTTGGACCCACCTTCACCTTGGTACGCGTAGGTCACGTTGTGCCACG